GTGACGAATCGCAGCCAACCCACTCCCGGGCTGTGCCACACACTGCCTGCATCGAGTCAGCCACCCATTGCCTTCAGTTGCAAGGACTACGGCGCCGACGCCGGCGAGGTTGCGACGACGCTACGGGCGATGGGGCACGGCGACAGCCACGCCAACGCCGGCGGCCAGGTCGCTATCGCATATCCACTGCTTGAGGTCGGCAAGCGGACAGGTAGAAGCACATCTGACCCGCGCGCCGGGCTGGGCGTCGGCGCGCAGCACGGTGTCTGCGTTACCGGCGACATCACCCACACCCTGAAAGCGGAAGGCTTCGACGCCAGCGAGGATGGAACTGGGCGCGGCCAACCGATAACACCTGAAGCTGCTGGCGTCCGTCGCCTCACCCCCCGGGAAGGCGAGCGCCTGCAGGGATTCCCCGACGATTACACGCTGATCCCGTGGCGCGGGAAGCCCGCTGAGGAATGCCCTGACGGACCTCGCTACAAGTCGATCGGAAACTCGAAGGCTGTCCCTGTCGTGCGCTGGATCGGGCGCCGCCTTAGAGCTCATCTGGAGAAACTCTCATGATGCATCGCGTCTATCTTGCGGGTCCGATGACGGGCCTTCCTGATTTCAATTACCCCGCCTTCAACGCCGAGGAGAAGCGGATCCGCGCCCTCGGCTATATCGTCGAGAACCCAGCGGTCAACATGGTCTACCGCGGATCGCCGTGGGAGACATTCATGCGAGACGGGATCAAGCGATTGATGGACTGCGACATCCTGGCCCTGCTTCCAGGGTGGGAGCGATCCCGCGGCGCGAACATCGAGCGCAACCTGGCAATCACACTCGGCATGCACGTCGTCGACGCCGAGGCCATCCCGGAGCCTGATTTCGTCTGCAAGTGCCGGGCAATCCAATTCACCTGCTGCGGCATTCCGAGCGACAACGCCCCCTTCGTGTGCCGGCGCCTGGCCGGAATGCCGGCATACCTCTCCCCGGAGGATCAACTGGAAATCGCACGTAAAGCCCTCGAGCAGATCGCAACGCTCACCGACGTCTCTACCGGCGGCATAGGTAGAGACGTACTCCAGATCGCCAAGAAAGCGTCATCTAGTTGCTCAGCGAGCCCGCTCTGTGACGGCGCTAAACTCGATAGAAAAGGGAGTGAGCGGCAGAGCCAATAGACCCCGCTCGCAGTCACTCTACCGTGATCGTTCGAGTGTGTGGTGGATAGATAGATATGCTATCCCGCAGTTTATGCCTCTTTACTACCGCCCCATTTGTATCTACTTCGTCAAACCAGTAGATATCGGCGTCCTGCCCGCGGCGCTGCTCGCGCTCTGCGTTGGTTTCTACTAGTTCGTGCTCTGCAGGAACCCCAAGTTCTCGCTTGTACCGATCGATATCGCTTTCCATTCAGTCTCTCCTTGATCCGGCCCCATGCCGGGCCACCGAAACCTACCCCAGTCAACTGCAAAGCGCCAGCAGGCGAGAGGTATTCCCTATGTCCGCAGAAAAGCCGCGGGAGCGGCCAATCCTGTTCAACGAACAGATGGTCCGCGCCATCCTGGAAGGTAGGAAGACGGTCACGCGGCGAGTGATGAAGCCGCAACCCATGCCCAGCAAAAGCGGCGGCCACCATTGGCCGTGCAAGGTCCACCAGTCGATGCTTCATGTTGAGCGAGAGCTTCAGAATGGCGAGGGCTGTTGGTGTGGTCTGGCAGAGGCTGCATGCCCCTATGGACAGCCAGGCGATCGCCTCTGGGTGCGCGAGACGTGGACTGACGTGAACATGTGCGGCGCACCGGCGCTGGCATATCGGGCGGACGAGGATATTCGCGATCTTATGGAGGAGCCGGGCTTTCTTGATGATCGCGGAGCATTCAACTACGACGACCCGCGCGTCAAGCCATATCCATTCGCCTGCTGGTACGCCGAACTTGATCAGGCGCGCTGGCGGCGAAGCATCCATATGCCGCGTTGGGCCTCCCGCATCCTGCTGGAGCTCACCGCCGTTCGCGTAGAACGCCTGCAGGACATCAGCGAGGAGCAGGCACGGGCCGAGGGATATCCCGCCGAGCGCGAATGCGAAACCGGCGGTAGTGGCTTGGATGCCTGGCTCTGGTTCCGCTCCCTTTGGGGAGAGATCAACGGTCCAGAGGCTTTCACCGCCAATCCCTGGGTCTGGGTCATCGAGTTCAAGCGGGTGACGCCGTGAACCGCCCCATCTACTGCCGCACTACAGGCCAGCGCATCGGGCAATGCAACTGCATCCAATGCCGCCCTCCCGAGGAAACGCCATGTCAGGCGCCTACTACAACGAAATCGACCCATATGCCGCTCAGTGGCTGCGAAACCTGATCGCCGCCGGTCACATAGCACCTGGCGACGTCGACGAAAGATCGATCGAGGATGTTCACCCAGATGACCTCAAGCACTACACACAATGCCACTTCTTCGCAGGAATCGGCGTCTGGTCGCTCGCCCTTCGACGCGCCGGATGGCCGGATGATCGACCTGTTTGGACCGGTTCCTGTCCTTGCCAACCTTTCTCCTCGGCAGGCCAAGGCGCTGGGTTTGATGACCCACGTCATCTCTGGCCAAGCTGGGCCTGGCTCATCAGGGAGCGCCGACCTGCAGTCGTGCTTGGAGAACAAGTTGCGAGCAAGGCTGCAGAACCTTGGATCGACGCTGTACAAACTGGCCTGGAAGACCTGGACTACGCCGTCGGGTGTGTGCCGTTCCCGGCTGCGGGCGTCGGCTCTCCGAACATCCGAGACAGGCTCTACTGGGTGGGTGAGTCCGCAAGCCTCCGATGCGCACGGCAGCGGAAAAAACCAGAACACAGCGAGCCTGTGCAAACAGGTAAAGGCCTTGTCCGGCTGGGGTACGCCGACGCAGGCCGAGGCTGGCGGAACGCCAGATCAATTCCTAGCCAGAAAGGCGGCGTTGAACGGGGCGTGTGGGGTTTCTCTGACAGCATTGAACCTTCAAGTGCAACTCGCCTGCCAGGGCCGGTTAACGGCCTGTGGCGAGATGCTGACTGGATCTACTGCCGGGATGGTAAGTGGCGGCCAGTTGAACCCGGCACATTCCCGTTGGCTGATGGGACTTCCTCCCGAGTGGGACGCCTGCGCGCCTACGGAAACGCCATCAATGCTGAAGCGGCGACGCAGTTCATAGCCGCATACCTCGACGCTACCTCATAGCGAGGAATCCCATGGAACCCCTCAACCTGACCGCGCTGTTCCTGGACGGCGAGGATGGCCAGCGCCTGGCCGAGGTCAACGGCCTCCCACGCCTCGGCGCCCTGCTCTCCTCATCTCAACTGCGCCAGCTCGCGCGACAACTGAACGAGATCGCAAACGACGCAGACCAGGGCGCCAGCGGTGAGCACTGCTACACGGCACCACCTTACGGAGCCTGCCCGCCATGTCATTCGACGAAAACGCCGCATACCGCCGCATAAAAGCCCTCTGCTCTCCCGCGCCAGCACGCTACCTGCACATTCCCACCGGCATTCACTGGGTAGTCATCGACAGCCTGGGCAATGTCCTGCAACTCGAAAACATCGAACGCCGGCGCCGCCTGATAACCGTTTCTGACCTCGAAACCGAGGCCTGGAGAAAGCTCCCATGACCGAATCAAAGATTTGCACCTGCCCTTCCGGCGACGGGTCGCTGCGCTGGCCGTGCCCGGCACATCCTGCGGTAGATCAGGCAGACGTAGCTGCCAAGCTGACCTTCATCAACGGAAGGCCCGCCATGTGCGGGTGCCAAGTGGAATACAGCGACGGCGGAGGCGAGTACTCCGACGTAATCTACGTGACGCTGTGCGCCAAGCATTCTGGCAGCGCGATTCTGGATATTGTGGCGACCAACCGAATCGCACTGACGCAATCCTCCCCGGCGCATGAACTTGACCCGCTAGGCCCTGCTCCGCATGCGGAAGCGTTCAACGAAGCTCCCGATGAAGCAATCAGGCCTGAGCAGGCAGAGGCGGAGCGGCCGGAGGTGGTGGCGTACTTCGACCGAAACTATCCAAGCACCGGCGATGCCTTCATCTGGTCGAACTATGAGGGAAGCCCATACGAGCCAGTGATGACCGTCGCCCAGCACGACCGCATCGTCGGAGCGCTGCGGGCTGATGCTCAGCGCTGGCGAGAACAGTTCGACTGCATGCAGTTGCAGCGCAATCACCACCGAGACCGAGCAAACGCCGCCCTGGCCAGGGTCGCGGAGCTGGAGGGGCAGGAGCCGGTAGCTTATCGAATTGAGGCCAGGGATGAACGCGGCATCGTTCGCCGCGATTGTCTCTCGCGCACGCCATTTAACGAGGGGTTGCCTGACGCCAGGCGATGGGCTGGAAATTTCACAGTCACATCAACGCCGCTCTACGCCGCCCCGGTCGCCCTGGCTCAGCACAGCTTGCCGGAGGGGTGGATGCTCGTCGAGTGCGGAATCTGGACGCAGGAACAGGTGGACGAGATGCAGAAGACGGTGGCTCGATTCCGCAATTCAGAATTCGTCGACGACCGCGCGCTAGCGATGGCTGTTGCTGACGCAGGCCAGTGCAAGGCTCCAGAGATATCGCTGGCCGAGCTACTCGCAGCCGCGCCCGGCAAGGAAGTGCCGCAGGCATGGCTCGACGTGCAGGCAGAGCGACGCCGGCAGATCACCGCCGAGGGATGGACGCCGGAGCACGACGATCAGCACGGCGCCGGCGAACTTGCTGACGCTGCCGCCTGCTACGCCTTGTGGGCTGGCGGCATCAATCCAGGTAACTGGCGCGAGTTCTGGCCATGGGCGCCGGAATGGCTCAAGCACAGCGAGCCGCGGCGGATGCTGGTAAAGGCCTGCGCCCTGGCGCTGGCCGAGATCGAGCGCCTGGACCGCGCCGCGCCCGGCAAGGAGGGGGGCGACAATGCGTAGAGCACTGACCGCAATCGCACTCGTTGCTGCACTGCTTGGCCTGGCCACTGTTGCCGCGGGCGCCGCACTCCAACCGTTTAAAACGCTGTTCATCTGGGAGGTATGCCGGTGATGATCGAAGAGAAACAGGCTCCAGAGCAGGACCTGGCCGGCGCCATCCGCGACCTGCTGGCACACCTGCGCGGCCCGAAAGTGGCTCCAGAGGACGAACTCTGGACCACGAAAGAAATCGGCGAGTACCTCAAGCTGTCGCCGGCCACGATTGAAGGTCGCGTGGTAACTCGTTCGGACTTCCCTGACCCGCTACAGCCGTGCGGCACGGTCAAGGCGTCCAAACGGTGGTTTGCGGTAGACGTGAAGAAGTGGGCGCGGCAGAACAGTAGCAAGCTGCCGAAAGGACGAAGGCGTTAGGCTTAAGCAGGCAGAAATGAAAAGCCCGGCGCTGTGCCGGGCTCTGGTAGAGCGGAGTAGTTAGCTTTCTCGCGGGCCACCATTCAGGGCAGCCAGAACATGAACCGGATCATTGTCAATGGCCCGGAGCAGAGCGCGGGCAGGCCCCTCGGGATCGCGGCGCCCTTGCTCCCAATTGCGCAGGGTTCCCACAGCAACATCGATCTTTCGGGCGAATTTGGCCTGGGACAGGCCAGTAGCGCGGCGGATTTCTTTGACCTTCACCGCGTCGACGTGGAACTCGCGGGAAGGTTGACGTTCGCCACGCACGATCTCGTCCATCTGGGTCACGCTTTCGACCAGCTCAGCGAAGAGTTCTTTGTCCATGGCTATCTCCAGTTCTCAACGATCTGCCGAAGCATCTTTTTCTGATCGGCAGTCAGATCTTCCTGCGATGCCTTGTCATAGGCCAGCAGGAATGCAATTTGAGAGGCAGATGTGAAATGGTAGTAGATGACCCGGGCGCCGCCTCTTTTCCCGTGGCCATTGGCTGCAATGCGAATCTTGCGCACGCCACCCGTGCCTTCAATGACCACTCCAGTGTCAGGGTGGAGCGTTAGGTCTTCCTGAAGCTTGCGATAGGTCTCGTCGTCTACCAGCGCGAGAATCCGCTTCGTGAAGACTGGCGTTTCGATGAAGATCATCCGTTTCTTCGTGCGTCATTGGCGTATAGCAAACTGTAGCGAATAGCGGCACTAGATTCAATGCTGGCTTTCTGTACAGTTACCCCAGCTTTGGCCCAACCTCCTGGACAGCCAGCTCCACCAACGCTTCCGAAATGAAGTCCGCATTCTCGATCAGCGTATCCAGGTGGGGCTTCACGGCATCGGAGGTTTCGGTCAATCCTTGCTGCTCGACCCAGATCACCCACTCTTCGACGGCCGAGCCGATGGCGTTGATGTTCAGTTTGAGGCGATAGAGCAGAGAGGGGAGTCGGCCGTGGAAACATCGTGGGCAGAGGTTTCAGCATAGGCCAGAGACAAAAAGCCCCGCATCGCGGGGCTTGGGTCAATTCGTGGAGGAATCTTTCATGTCTGCTCGCGTTTTGAGCACGAGTAGTGTTCCATTCATCTGGTTCAATTGCTCGGAGACTTTATCCAACTTTGCATTCGAATCCTTCTGAGCATCGGCAAGTGCAGACAACTGCTGCGCGGATGCGGCCTGGGCTTCGGCCATCTTGGACGCTGATTCCCGCATGCTTATTGCCGCGTCATCAAGTCTGGTGAAGGCGCTCCAGGTGTAGGCGTATGCCCCGCCAACAATGCCCAGCAGGACAACCCCTAGGCCTAGGATCGGGAGGGTGACGGACACAAATAAGTCTTTTCTGAACGCAGCCATGATAGTTACTGCTTCCTTCCGTAGGAGCTTCGTCGATGGATGGAAGAATTCGTAAATCTTGGCTTCAGTATGGGGGTGACGCGGCAGCTTTACCAGAATATTTGGACTCTGTCTGTCAAGCGTCCTGGCGCGAACGATCTTGTATTTCTTGGCGGGCTTCACGTCCCAGGAAATGCGCACATACCTTGTAACCACGATCTTAGCCGCGGTCTTATGGCTTTTTATGGTGAATGTTTCGCGCTTTGCTTCGATGCTCCGATAGGTAGCGGACTCAAGTAGCGTCGTCATGACGCTCCTCCAGCACATCCTCCAATCCGTCAAGGAGGGCGTGCTGCCTTACGAATCTGCATTTCTTGCAGAACATTATTATCACGGGCACTCCATTCGCATAGGAGTCGCCGTTACCCTTTCCCCAGAGGATGACTCCTCCAGGTGTGATGCTAGCGTTTGGGATAATCCAATCTTCCCTGCCGCAGCAGGGGCAGTCAGGTCGCGCACCTACCCGACTGAAAAAATCCCCAAGCTTTTCGACATTGATACAACGCTTCTTCATCTCCCCATCCTTGCTCATCGCCCCGTGATCCCCCGGTACTCCCGCAGCATCCGTTAAAGACCCCTCTCAAGATGACCTTGCCTGCGATCCGGCGATTGTGAGCCTGCGGCCCATATGCGATGACGCTGCGCGTCATCTAGACCAGATTGAACATCGAGGCTTGCCAGTGCTTTTCGCTGATGATCGCGATGGGATGGCCTTCCTCACGCAACTCGACAGCTCGCTTGAGCTTGGTTCCGTAGGTGCTGTGAAGCCACTGCTCGTTGCCTATCTCGCCGACAACCAGGTAATGCACCTTTTTGCTGATGCCCGGAGCTATTCCCCCACCGCGGTTGACGACGATCTCTTCGCAATGCTTCCTGGGGCCGTAGACCATGACGCCAGTGAAAACGTAGAGATGGCCCGACCACTCAAGCTTGGGAACTGGATTGTTGAGCGGAAGAGCATTCGATGGAGTAAAGGCATTGTCGCTTGGTTTCGGCTTGGAAGCAGAGAGGCCACCAAACCCTCTAAGAATCTCAAGCAGTTCGGCAGACTCATCAGCGTCTAACACACCATCTGAAAGCATGTCTGAGAGCCTCCTGTAGAGGAGGTTGGTCACTGGATCGTCAAGATGGACCAGGTTCGTAGCGATCCAATCCTGTAGGAACTCGGCCTCCTGCTGATTGATATGCCCATCAGCAGTGATCCCGGCGGCCAGTCCTACAAGCTCATCGACAGACCTTCGGTCTATGCGCTTCTCGTGGAAAATTCGGCTATCCCCAAATTCAGCATGCAAATCGACCATCATTCGTCTCCTTGAACTTCAGGCTCCCATCAGACTCTTTGAGCGTTCCAGACAAGCAGTATTCTGGGCTGGATGTAGGTCTCTCTACTACAGATCTCCGCCCCGCCAGACGAGCACCTCAGCGCTTCCCGGGTCGGCCGTTGGTCATCACGTATCGCTTGACCCTGTTTTCCTTGTCGAAAAGGACCGTGAGGTTCTGCTGCTCCATGCCAGTGCCAAAAGGCCCGACATAGACGTAGAACCAAATCGCTTGGAGATTTCCTTCGGAGTCGAAAGACTGGGAAAGCGGGTTTCCGAACCGCTCCAGCATCTGGTCGTAGGTGGTTTGACCTTGAACGATCTGGCGGACGTCATCCTGTTCAATCGGCGTTCCGTTGCTGGCGCAGCCAGCCAGGGTGATCAACAGCGCTGCAATAACGAGTATACGCATACCGACCTCCGTGTCCTGAAACGCCATCATATTGCCACGAAAAGAACTGACCTGCACCGACTGAAGGCTCAGCCCAAACGGCTCGCCACCTCTGTTGCAGTCGCATTGTAGTAGACCATGAGCGACCGCGGGTCACGGTGTCCCGTCATCCTGGCCAGGACGAGCACATCGAGCTTCCTGGCGAGCCTGGTGGTGGCCTCGTGACGGGTGTCGTGGAAGTTCAGCCCGTCGATTTTCTGTCTATCCCGCACCTTCCGAAAGAGGGTATCGGCCGAGCCGGACGTCAGCGTAAACAGGTTCTGGCGCTTCCCGGCAGCATCTACCAGAACTTGGAGCAAGGTCACCGCACGGGAACTGAGCGGCACCTTACGGACATCGCCGTTCTTCGTCTTGTCCAGTTCGACGTAGCGGGCACTCAAGTGGACCCGAGCAACAACGAGGCCGAGGATCTCGCCCTGCCGCATCGCTGTCTCCAGAGCGATCAGGAAGGCGTAGGCAAGCTCCTGCATCTTGCCGGTCGGCGCTACCCCCTCCTGATACCCAAGCCCCTCAAGGATCAGGGCTTCCTCGGCAGCCGAAATGCGCCTGTCCCGCGGCGGTCGGCTCTTCGGGCGCCGCACCTCGCGAACAGGGTTGGTCAGGCACCATCTCCACTCTCGGCGCGCCTGCTCGAACACGCTCGACAGCAACGTCATTTCGCGACGCACAGACGACGTGGCCACCGACTTCAATCGGTGATCGCGCCATGCTGCGATCTGATCGGCGCCGATATCACAGATGCGCTCGCCGACGAACTCCAAGTCATTGACCAGCTTGTCGAGTCGGATCTCTTCCCAGCGTTTGCCGGCCTTAGTGGGTGAGACTTCGTCCTTGTATTTCTCCAACGCCTCCTTCAGAGTGAAGTTCGATGCCCCTTTGGGGCTCCCAACTCCCGCCAGAATCTCGGCCTCCCGCTGAGTCGCCCAGGCCACCGCCTCGGCCTTGGTGGAAAAGGTGCCGGAGTCTCGAACGCCCTTCTTTGCCACTTCGGCGCGCCATCCGCCGCTTCGCTTTCTGTACGTCGCCACAACATGCCCCGCTTGGCGTAGATTTGGCGTAAAGGGTAGCAGGAAATTACGCCAAGCTGCGGGAGGTTGCCGGGGCGCAGCAAAGTAAAATCCCAGTAAATCAGCCTGTTACAAGAAGGCGCCGGAAGTTTCGGGATCCTACCGAGCTAGCTTAGGTGCCCTCCCGAGGCACCACCACATTGTTTCTAGGACTTCCCAAGAAATCCCGAAACCCACGAAGAACCGGCCCTCTGGCCGGTTTTTTTGTTGCCTGCGATTCCCAACCAAACCCTTGTAAGCCCATCGATTTGGGGGCATATATGGGGGGATCTGAGTTCGGTCAAGGACGATTCCCCCAGAATGAGCGCAACCCTCGACGACTCGGGCTTCTCAGCCCTGCAGCCCAAAGACCGTCCCTACAAGGTAAGTGCCGGCGCCAGCCTCTTCCTGAAGGTGAATCCCCACGGTTCGAAACTGTGGCGACTCAAATACCTAGTGAGAGGGACTGAGAAAGGGTTGGCGCTCGGCACCTATCCAACGATGTAGTGGTCAACCCATCCCGGACAGTGGGTTGAGTTTTTCTTCGGCCACCGCAGGCGGTAGCCCGTCGTTGAATTGATGCGGCCTGATCCAGTTGTAGCGGTGCATCAGGTAATGACTGATGTCCCGTTGGGCCTCCCGCGCCATCAGGTAATCCGTTGACGGGACCCGATCCGACTTCAGACTGCGGAACAGGCGCTCCATCGGCGAGTTATCCCAGCAATGCCCCGGCGGCTCATGCTCTGCTGCATCCGATAGCGCCAGAGCCGTTGCCGAAACAGGCGGCTGGCGTACTGGCTGCCCTGGTCTGAATGGAACAGCACCTGCTGTGGCTTGCCGCGCTGTTCGTAGGCCATGTCCAGGGCCTT